AAGCACATGTTAAGATTCAGAAGGATTGAAGATGTAGGGAAGGCTTTACAGTTAAATGAAGTGATTCCTGAAATCCTTATGACGAATGCACATGATGGAGGTGCTGCCTTTAAATTGATGTCTGCCCTATGGAGATGTTGGTGCAGTAATGGATGTGTGACAGCTGAAAGTACGGTTGGTGATTACCGTATCCTCCACAAGGGGTACACTGATGAAAAGGTAATGAATGCTGTTACCCACATAGTAGAGGACACACCGAAGGTAATTGAATCTGTAGATAGGTTCAAGAATGTTGAACTGACAGAGGGTGAACGGAAGATATTTGGTGAGTCTGCCCTCCAAGTCCTGTACCCAGAGGATGATAAGCTCCTAAAGTTCCACATGCAAGAAAGTGTGGACAGGCTTATAAAACCTCAACGATCACAGGATAGTAAGGCTAATCTATGGAACACCTACAACGTAGTTCAAGAAAAGTTCTTGAAGGGTGGGAGATTCATGGTTGAGAAAGCTGAAGTAGAGTTCAATCCTAACAACCCTCATTGGGCTAGGGCAAAGAAAACAAAGGAAATCAAAGCGATTGACAAAGACGTTAAGTTGAATCGTGCCCTTTGGACTCTGACAGAGAAGATGTGTGAACTGAAGAATGCGTAACTGACTATTTGTTCCCACCCCTCCAATGGAGAGGGGTGGGGTTTCGGTGGCAGATAATTTCATTTCAATGAAAGGAGGATATATGAATAAGATACCACCTGAATTATATATGCAATATAGAAGATTAATCCTCCATCAAGCACAAGTATGGAGTAGAAAAACTAAATTTGACTTTCGTGAGTTGGTCTCCTTTGGTAACCTCATTCTATGTGAATGCTACAATAAATGGGATGGTGAAAGAGACTTCACTACATTTCTAGTTTCTATCCTGAACTATAAATTTAGGAGTGTGATTTGGGGTAGTAGTATCAGCAGACCTCAATATAATAACAACACAGACATCTTACAGGCTGTTGGAGACACTAGGACATCTGCTGGTATATCAGGTGATATAATAGACAACTATGTTGACCCTGTTAAGGCATTGACTAAAGGAATGCCTGAAGACTGTAAAAGGTTGGTGCAGATAATACTAAGACATGAATTAAAGTCTTTGTCCTCCCTAAGCTACCATTTAAGAAAGAGGGGATGGTCTTGGAAAACTATTAACCAAAGAATTAAGGAAACTAAAACATTTTTCAAACAAAGGAGGGAAGCACAATGATTATTATTAATGTAGGTAGTTACATTACTATATCAGGACTAGAAGGGAATCCAGAACTGATAGACCAACTGAAAGAGAAGTTAATAATAGACAACCCTCTTTACCTAGATGCAGTTGAAAGAGGAAGATTGACTAAAGGGATTCCCATGCACATCAAATTATTAAAGAAGTATAAGAATGGAGACTACTCCGTACCTAGAGGGTATTTATATAAATTGGCAGAAATAATAAAGATGTATAATTGTCATGTTAATTATTCTCATCCTAAAGTAGACCTCCTTGACTTCAATTTCCAAGGTGAATTGAAACCAGACCAAAGGAAAGCTGGGAGGGGCATAGTTGCTAAACGGTTCAGTGTATTGAAAGCCCCTACAGGGTCAGGCAAAACTGTATTGGCAATATGGACTATAGCAAAGAGGAAAGTCCCTACATTGATAGTCGTACATACTAAAGAACTGTTGTATCAATGGAGGGATAAGGTAGTCCAATTCCTTAACGTCAAAAAGAATCATATAGGATTAGTGGGAGATGGACATAATAACTATGGGATAATTACCATAGGTATCGTAAACTCCCTAGCCAAGAAAAAGATTGAGTATCCTTTTGGTACAATCATTATAGATGAATGCCATAGAGTACCAGCCTCCACCTTTGCCAATGTAATCAATAAGGTAGACACTAAATACTTACTAGGGCTGACCGCTACAGACAAAAGGAGTGATGGTTTAGACTTCCTGATTTATTACTACATGGGAGAACTTGCACATGAAATTAATACTAAGAAGTTAATGAAGACAGGGAGGATACTAAAGCCTGAAGTGAAGATAGTAGAGACATCTTTCAATTATTCCATGCGAAACATTTATCAACGGCAAGCTATGTTGAAGAAACTGATAGAGTGTCCTGATAGGAATGCCCTCATTGCTCATAAGGTGAAACGTCAACTTAAACAACACCCTAATGGAGTAGTGTTGGTAATATCAGATAGGGTTGCCCACATTATTAAACTAAGTCAGTTGTTAGAGGAGGCTAGTGTTATGATAGGGGCAACACCTAACAAAGAAAGGAGGGAAACAATAGAAAAACTAGAAAAACTAGAAAGCAGAATACTGTTAGCTACTGGTCAGTTGATTGGGGAGGGGTTTGATCTACCAGCATTGTCTTCTATCTTCCTCACTACCCCAATCAAATTTAATGGGCGATTACAACAGTACATAGGGAGGGTACTAAGGGTAGCAGAAGGAAAAGATTCAGCAATCATATATGACTTTGATGATAAATGTTGGTTGCTTCAGCATAGCCTTAAAAGCAGAATGAACTTTTATAGGAAGGAGGGATTCATTTGAAATTCAAACGTAAGAAGAATCCGAATGTGAAGAAGGAGGTGAAGCAGGAGGTAAAAAAGAGATTCAAACGTAAGAAGACTTTCACAAGGAAGTACTGTCCTAAATGCTATGTGTGTGGAGGGGTTCTTCAAGATTTGATTGATCTGAAGTGGCATCGGGATAAGGACATGGTGTACAGTGATAACTTTGTCAGGCTTAGAAAGAGGGCACAGGAAAAGATAGTACGACTCCCTGCTGGTGCTGATGGTAAAACTAGCTACAGGCACAACAGAGATTCGTGTGAGCCTGGAGGGAAGCACTACATGAAGGATGTAAATAGAAAAGAAGCCTATTTAAAACACTTAGGATTAAAGGAGGATTACGATGAATGAATTGACACAAAGAGAATCGAAAACTAAGAAGAAGGGTGCAAGGCATATCAATGGAGGGTATCGTCTAAGGAAGAAAGACCCAAATAGACCTGCACAGAAATTAATGAATGAGTTGAGTGACTACAAAAGCTTTGACTCAAAAGATATGCGTGATGAGATAAGCAAAGCTGGGAGATGCAAGACTAGCGGTAAAATGATAAAAGCAATTAAACATCTCAAGCTAGGGAGGGAGATGTTGGAAAACATGATACAGAAACTTGAACAGAAAGATAAGATGAAAGCTTTGGAATACTTTAAGAACATATTTTAATAGGAAATGGAGGAAAGCGATGAATAAAACATTTAACTTTACTTCATTCTGTGACGATGAAGGAATAGAGTATTGGACAGAAGGTAAGAACGTCACAGAGGGATGGATTAATATACAGTGTCCTCACTGTAATGATAGAACTAACCATCTAGGATTTGACCCCAGTACAGGGCAGTTTAATTGTTGGAAGTGTGGGTCGCACTCCCTGTGGGATACTTTGATTGAACTACATGATGGACACCCTCAAGACATAGTGATGAACTATCAAACAGATGGGACAGAGGTTAAACATGTCAAGAGGGAGAAGAAGGAAGTAGGGATGGAGGTTGAACTGCCACCAGATTGCACTAGACCCTCTAACATGTTAGCCAGTGAAAGGAGGATATATACTAAGTATCTTACAAGTAGGGGGTTTAACATAGCACAACTATCTACCAACTGGAACATACATCTGGGAGGGGTTACTGGTGCTTATAAATTCAGAATCGTTATTCCTGTATACTACAAACACAAAATAGTTTCCTATGTAGCGAGGGATGTGACAGGAGAACAAGACCCTAAGTATCTGAATATGCCTAATGTAAACCTCAAGGACTATCTGTACGGCTATGATTCCTGTGTGGGTGATAGCGTGGTAGTCGTAGAGGGAATCACCGATGTATGGAGGTTAGGAATGGGTGTTGCTGTGGCTACATTAGGAACGCAGACTACACTTGCCCAAATAAGTTTGCTACGGAAGTTTAAGAAGGTGATTATCTTATTTGATAGAGGAGAAGATGCACAAAAGGAAGCTGATAAGATCAAGCAAACGCTTTTAGTCCTTGGTGTATCAGTAGTTAACGAACACCTCCCTGAAGGTGTGGAAGACCCTGCTGATATGTTCGATGACCAAGTAGAAGATTTTTTAAAAAAGAAGTGGACAATTTAATATGGATTGTTATACTGTTGTTTAACTTGCGACCAGACTAGGCAAAATCTAATAGATATACGTTTCAGCCTGTGTATGGTGGAGGAGTCTGGTCGCAAGCCAAAATATCCTCTAATCATACACAGGCTTTTTTATTGGAGACCTACCATGCATAAAGAAAAACCTAGTTATTGGTCTATCCTCCCTGCTGATGTTAGATACTGTAAAAAGATAACCGCCAATGCTAAGATACTATATACAGAAATCACAGCACTAAGTAGTAAGGAAGGGTATTGTTGGGCAACCAACAAATACTTTGCAGACCTCTATAAAGTATCAGAAGTATCAATTTCCACTTGGGTATCCTCCCTAGTAGATCAAAACTATATCACTTCCGAAATGTCCAAATCACCTACTGGTTCAAGAAGAAAATTAAGGACAAATACTGCACAGGGAGGTCATAAAGAAAACTTTAAGGGGGGTCATAAAGAAAACTTTAACCGTAGTAATACAAGCTCTAGTATACTTACTAAAGTAAGTAACAGTGATTCTGAAGAATCACTAAAGAAACTTTTTGGTTATCGTTGTGTGAGGGAATGGAATAAGTTTGATTATACTAGATCTCATAAATCAGAAACGATCATCAAGAGGGTTGATAAGTATATGAAGCAGTTATTAAAAGGAACTTTCTTTAATGACAAAGAGGTTAATAAGGATTTTATGAAGTACCATTATATAAGTACCAATGGGAGAAAGTATACAAAAGAGGAATTATTAAAAGGAATACAAAACACTTCTTTATTATTCAAAGGAGGGTATTCCAATCTTAAAAACTTACCAAAGGGTTTAGATACCCTTATCTACAATGAGTCATCAGGAACAAGCATGTTCTTATCTGCGTTGTTCAACCCTCCTAAACTACTATCAAAGAAGTTTGTTAAAGATTCATACCCAAAGATAACCGAACTGTTTATGAATAATGGAATAGAGGAGAGTAGTAGATTCAAAATAGTAAAAGGAATTGCTTCTTTAGTTGAATACCAAGGGAGGATAAACTGTAGGATTCCAAAAATGAAAAGACTGTTTGGAACTCCCTACCTATTATGTAAGACATATCTTGAATGGTTGAATGCACAGGGGTGGGTTAATAAAGTGGAACTAGGCTATATCAAAGCCGATGGGAAAATGTTCAAGAAGTTTATAGTGGACATGGAGGAAGAATGTTTCGGGTATTCTTTAATAAAGTAAGGAGGATAAATGAACGCTAAGATAGAAAAGAAGATTGTCACAGGGATGATAGTCAGTGAGGAATTCCTTAAAGGGATAGTACAAATCTACAGACCCCTCCAAGTTCCCTTTGCCAAAGAAGTAGCTGGTTGGTGCTTAGAACACTTCAACGAATACAGGAAACCCCCTCTAAAGCATATAGAAGATATCTTCATAGCCCACAAGGAGGAGCTATCTGAAGAACAAGAAGATTTAATAGGGGACTTCCTACAACACATCTCAGAAGAATACGAAGAAGCAGAGACTTTCAATGTACAGTATATTTTAGATACGGCAGAGAAGTACTTCAGGACTATAACCCTCCAAGAACTGAACAAGAGGCTATCTGCCACCATCACCAAAGGAAATATCAACAAGGGGGAGGCTTTAATAAAAGACTTTGAAAGAGTTGTCCGACCACAGACCAAAGGAGTGAATCCCTTTGACGTAGAGGTGATACAGAATGCCTTTACAGAAGATCACACCAACAACCTATTCAGGTTTCCCGATGTACTGGGGAACATAGTAGGAAACTTTGAAAGGGAACATCTTGTGTCCTTTGTGGGAGTGTCCAGTATAGGAAAGTCGTGGTGGCTTATGTGGATGGCTATGTTAGGGTTGTCAGAAGGATACAGGGTTGTGTATGTGAGCCTAGAAATGTCTGAGAAGCAAATGGTAAAGAGGATACATCAATTTATTAACGCATGTCCTACGAAGGAGTGTGACGTAATTTTACTTCCAGTTTTTGATTGTACGAAGAATCAGAAAGACATTTGTGATAGAAAGGAAAGGAGGAGCAAATGTGGTATCCAAGATGAAGATGGAAATGACATGGACTTTCACCAAGCTAAGAAAGGAGGGTATAAGCCCTGTACCGAATGCACTGAAGACTACAAGCAGGGTCTATGGCATAAGGTAGTAAAGAGGAAAGTGTTGTCTGAACAGATGGTGTTGGAGAAGAACAAGCTTGTCTACGGTAGTTTAATAAAGAAGAATAGATTTAAGTTCATCAAGTATCCCTCTAAAGGGGCTACGATGTCTGAGCTACGTTCCCATTTATTGAACATAGAACAGTATGAGGGATTCATCCCTGATATTATAGTTACCGACATGGCTGATAAGTTTTCAGCAGAGAATACCAGACAGGATACCAGACACCAGATAGATGAAGTCTGGAGGGCACACAAGTCCCTAGCACAGGAAAGAAAATGTTTGGTAGTAACGGCAAGTCAATCTAACACGATGAGGACAGAAAAGGATATACGACAAGGAGATTGGGCTGAATCAGTGGGTAAGATTCAAGAGTCGGACATATCTTTTGCCCTCAATCAGAAACCCGAAGAAAAGTCCCAAGGGCTGATGAGGGTATCTGTCCTAAAGCAAAGGGATGATGACTTTGACTTGACTACAGAAGTAAATGTATTGATGTCATACAAAATCGGCAGACCGTATTTGAAGTCTTGTATGAGGGGAAAATAAAGATTAATTATTTTTCAAAAATGCAGGAGTTTTTCTAATACTGGAGTAGCGGAAGTATTTATAACCTTAACCAAAGGAGGAGAACAAATGGGAAAAAGAACCAATTATGGATTTATGGGTTGAAGAATAAAGTTAATTTGAAGTAGAACCCTTAACCAAAGGAGAGTAAAATGACTAAAGAAGAATCGAAGTTAAAACAAGAAGATTTAGAATTTGCAGTAGATGAATTAAATGAAGTACTGTTTGGAGGGGAAGAAGAAATTGGCAAGGCTTTTGCTGATGAAATGGTTGACGAGTTGAAGGAGGCTTCCGAAGAAATAGACAAAGCTGATTCGTTTTCACAAAGAACAGCTGATGTGTTAGAGGTCTTAGGTGTAAAGGTTGACTTCAAGATAAAGCCTGAAAAGAAAAAGAAGACTAAGGCTAAGAAGGAGTCTAAACCAGCTAAGAAGGAGTCTAAACCAACTAAGAAAGAAAAGAAGGCTAAGAAGGAGAAGAAAGCCAAGAAGGAAAAAGGCAAGACTAGGGTAAAGGCTATGCATGAAGTCCTGAAGAAGTGCAAGAAGGGCAAGTCCTACGAAGACATAGTGGAGGAAGTCCATGATGCATTAGATGGTACTTGTGCTATCAACAGTGTCAAGGGGTCATTGAGGTTTGCCCTGTCAGTGCTTGTACAGTTTGACGTAATAGAAGTGAAGGACAGGAAGTACCGCTTTATAGGTTAATATGAAAAAGTTAATATACAAAGAGGGATTAGTGGTCAGGGAGCCGATTGGGATAACCAACGGTTCTCTGACACTTACCAAATGCACAGTACAACACGCTAGGAAGGGAGTGGTAAAGAATCACTACTCTAGGAAAGTATCTAGGAACAGTTTTTTATCTTTCGCTGTCAACAAGACAGAGGGATATCTTCAATTAGGCTACGGCATGAATCCAACAAAGAAACATACCATCTCAAAATATATTACATTAGACAACCATTGTGAATTTGATCGCATGTGGTTGTCAGACTCCCTACCTAAGTTCAGCGAAAGCCAAGTGATTGCCCTCCTATTGAGTTACATAAAGCAGATATATCCCAACATACATTTTATAATTACCTATGCTGATGAGGGTGTAGGAAATACTGGTGTGATCTACAAAGCCACCAATGCAATATCCCTCGGTAAGCACAAGACGAAGTTCTACATCCTCCCTAATGGGGAGAGAACACATGCCGTATCTTTATGGCATAAGTATAAGACAAGCACAAAGGAATTTCTGGACAGCAAGGGCATCAAGTCACAGGACACATATCAACATAGATTCCTCTATATATTAAATAAACGATTGCGGAAGAAGTATCAAGAGGAGATACGCCAGCTTCCAGCTGGAGGGGCAGGTTCGATTCCTGCCTTCCGCTCCAAACATTCCCCTCCTAAGGGAGGGGGTGGTGGCAGATCAAGGTCTGGGAGGGTAAAATGAACATACTAACATTTTCACCAAGTACTAGGAAGGTTTGGACAGATAAGAGGGCAGTCAATCCAGCGTACTTCCTTATGGCTACATTGGTAGCGAACCTATCGGAGAAGTATAATGTATATACTATAGATGAATCCTTCAACCCTGTACAGAAGATGAAGAAGTACAACGGAGAACATATTGATTGTGTTATCTCCATCGGGGCTATCTATACTCTATCAGATACTAAGAAGAAGTTGAAGTTTGACCCGAACTACAGTAGACATAAGAGGATATTCAAGATAGCAAAGATAACTAATGAAGTGTTTGACAAGTACGACCCTCTACATATCAACCTATGTGTGGATGTTAGTAAGTGGTCACAGGAACTAACGGAGATGTTTGGAAAAGAACCAGATACATTTGTTACTGAACAGGAAATGAAATGGCAGACCTTCCTCTATCTATACTGCCATAGACGTACTATATGTAATAACAAAGGGGATGAGTTCTTCTATGCAGGAGGGGCTAAGAATAGGGTTGCTAGGTTCTTAGAACTGACAAAGGGAATAGACAAGCTGAAGACGATAGCTGGTGGAGGATGGAAAGATGTATTGTCTAAGGAAGATCGTTATTGGATGCTTGGTTACATTCCGTTCTCCCAATGTCTTGCTATGTCTAGATTTGCAAAGTGGAGTATTGTATTCCAAACTGAACAAGGCAACATAGAGAATTGGATAACAGGGAGGTTGTTTATGAATCTAGCTACTAAAATGATAGGTTTTGTAGATAAGGAATATGACAAAGAGGGAATGTATGTTAGGAGGGATTCTCTTTTAAGAGTGTCTGATTCAGATGAAATCAATGCTAAAATAAGGATGTTTAAATATGGTGAATTAATATTAGAGCAAGAAAAGATGATTAAATCTCACTGGTTAGAGTGGGAGACCTATACTAAACCTTTTGAAAAGAAGATAAGAGGACTACTGAAATGAAACCAACCTTTATCATAGCAGGAGGGGCAAGATGTGGAACTACTTTCTTTGCAGACTGTTTGAACCAACATCCAGACATACACCTCCCTACCCCATTCATACCAGAACCTAAAGTATTCACTGACCCATTGATGGAGGATGAAGAATACTTAGACCATTATGAATTTATATATGAGCAAAATCCTTTCATAACCCCTGACACAGTGAATGGGGAGAAGACAGTCAACTATTTAGAAAATCCACTTATACCCTTTACTATTAGGAGGGTGCTGCCTGATGTTAAGCTGTTCTTCTGTTTACGTAATCCAGTAGACAGGGCTTATTCTGGATGGTGTTGGAGTACTATGAATGGTCATGAAACAAATACATTCAAGGAGGCTATTCATTTAGAACTGACTACAGATAGATGGAAGACAATACCTAGAGGGATGCATTCACAACCATTCAACTATCTACATAGAAGTATGTATGATGTAATGTTAGAACCTTACTTTAAAGCCTTTAGGAGGGAACAGATACATATTATTATTTTTGAAGAACTGATACAGAATATTCATACTACAATTAATAATGTGTATAATATACTGAGAGTCCATGAGCAACATGTGAAGTCTAACTTTAAGAATGAAACAGAGGGATTCCCCCCTATGGCTAATGGGTGGAGGCAGTTTTTAAGAGGTTACTTTTATAACAGTATTCAGAATCTAAGTGAATACGTCAACGTAGATATCTGGGAGGGGAAATGAAAGGGGAATGTTATAAATGCAAAACCCCTGATGTAAAAGTTTGGAATACTTTAAGGAGAAAACATGGAAATAAAAAATATAAACAACAGGGAGGTTAAAGATTGGTTGTTAGATAAACACTATGCTAAAAGAAGATGTAGTATCTCCTATAGCTATGGATTAATTCATGAAGACAACATTATAGGAATAGTAACATATGGAATCCCTCCTTCACCACAAGTAGGGAGAGGGTTTCTAGGGGAAAGGCATAGAACTAAAGTAATAGAGTTGAACAGACTTTGTATTAATGATGATGCACCTAAAAATTCAGCTTCATTCTTAGTGGGAGGAACTTTAAAAAAACTAATTGATTGGGCTGTTGTGTCCTATGCTGATGGAAAGATGGGACATGTTGGATATATATACCAAGCAACAAACTTTATATACTGTGGGAGTGCTACATCACATGATTGTGAATATTTAATAGATGGGAAATGGATACACCCTAAGACCCTGACTACTAAAGGAATAACATCCCCTTCACAATGGGCAAAAGAGAACAACATACAAAAGAGGACTCCTTCACCTAAACATAGATACATTTATTTTGTTAACAAGAAACTGAGGAAGTATTTAAAATATGATATACTTCCATACCCTAAAGGAGAAACAAAAAGATATGAGTCAAAGACAATAAAAAGAAGGAGGAAAGAATGGGGTTTATTTGACAAAGAACAATTACAATTAAAACATAAAAGGAGGAAGAATGAACAGAATAGAATTACTAAGGGCAGTAGAGAAGATTAAACCAGCAATGAGTAGTGGATTGGCAGAACAAGACAATCTAATTATGTTTGAACAATATCACGAAGGAGGGAAAGTCAAGTCATTCAACAACGAGATAATGATGATTAGCCCGATGGTAGAGGGACTAAAGTTTGATGGTGCTGTACCAGCTAATGAAATGTTGACCCTACTACAGAAGATGTATGATAAGAATGTCAAGGTTACAGAGAAGGGAGATGAACTAAGGATATCAGGAAAGACCACAAAGGCTGTATTGAAAAAGGCTGAACTAGAAATGCCTGAAGTAACCCTCCCTAACAAGTTTGCTTCTCTACCTAGTAACTTTACCGAGGGTTTAAGGCATTGTAGATTTACTGTAGCTGAATCTGGTAACGTACTACACAATATATTAATAGAGGGGGATAAGATAATATCCAGTGACAACTATAGGATAACAGAATATACATTGGAGAAAGATACGTTCAAAAAGTCACAACTTATCCCTGCACCTATTTGTATGACGTTGATCTCCTTTACCCCTACCTCCTTTGCATCTAATAAGAGTTGGTTGTTCTTTAAGAATGAAGATGGGGCTATCTTATGTATACGGAGGGTAGAAGAACAGCGAAAGTTCCCTGACATACAAGCTATACTAAAACAGAAGTTCAAGGGCACGAAGGTTACCCTCCCTGAAGACTTAAAACAAGCATTGGAAAGGGCAAAGATACTATCAGCAGAGGACTTGGTGACAGGGAATAGTACTGTAGATGTTACCATAGAAAAGGACAAGGTTCTATGTCAAGGAGAATGTGCTATGGGGAGGATAGACGAAGAAATAAAGGTAGAATATTCAGGAAAGAAAATCTCCTTTAGTATCGTGCCTGATTTCCTCTATCAGATATTAAACAATACTGATAAGATGACTGTGGGAGAAGTAAGTCTTAAATTTAAAACTAAAAACTTTCAACATATAGTACAACTAATATCATGAAGGGATTCTTTAAAAAAGAAAATCTAAAGAAGAGTGCCTCTAACTGTTCAAAATGTAAACTACATAAGGAATGTAATACTCCTTACATAGGGGTGGCTGGAGAAGGCAAGAAGTCAATTCTTATCATAAACGAATCGCCCGAGAAAGATAAGAAGGGTAAGTTACTACAGGGGGAGTCTATAGAAATACTAAGGGAGGCGTTTAACGAATATGGTATTGATATAGATGTTGATTGTTGGGTAACTAATGCCGTATCCTGTCGCCCTCCTAAGGGCAGAGCACCGCACAAGCGAGAAGTTAAGATGTGTAATCCTAGGGTACAGAAGGTAGTAGAGGAGTTAAAACCTAAGATGATATTCTTATTGGGGAGTTCAGCTTTAGATAGTTTCCTGATGGATAAGATCAAAGGTTCTAGTGGAGGGATAGATAAGTGGAGGGGTTTTGTAATACCTGACCAAGTAACAAAGGCTTGGATTATCCCTCTTTATCATCCTACTTTTGTTAGGGATTTTAAAAAGAAAAAGAAGATTGTACCTAAGATATTTGAACAGGACATAGGGAGGGGTCTTAGGAAAATCAAAGAACGCTGTCATGTATTCAATCATAAGGTAGAGGTACTTAGCCAAGACAATGCTAGACACATGCTGAAGACCCTATTGGACAACCCACCACCAAAGATGTTGGCTTTTGATTATGAAACCACTGGAATTAAACCGTACAAGGAAGGACATGAGATAATATGTGTGGGAGTGTGTTGTTCAGATATAGCTTATGTATTCCTATTGGATGATAAGAGGGTATTAAGTTATTGGAAGAAGATTTTAAGGACTAGGAGTATTCCCAAGACAGCACAGAATATTAAATTTGAACATGTATGGAGTAGAGTGATTCTAGGGACTATAGTTAAAGGATGGAAGCATGATACTATGCAAGCCTCCCACATCATAGACAATCGTAAAGGGATTACTGGATTGAAGTTTCAGTCTTACATTAGATTTGGTCAGGGAGATTATTCTAGTCATCTAGATAAATACATCAAGACTACTGGGGAGGAAGAATTTAATACCATTAGAGATGCCCCTATGAATGAAGTGTATAAATACTGTGCTATGGATGCGATCTTAGAATATAAATTAGCTATACTACAAATGGAAGGGGAGGGAATATTTAATGAATAAGAACGCTTACAAACTACTGCATGAAGGAACACTGGCTTTCGCAGACATGGAGTACAACGGCATCAAGGTAGATGTTAGGTACTGTAGGAGACAGAAGAAGAATATAAACCAACAGATAGAGTTGTTAGAATTGGAACTAGACAGGACTGAAGAAATGAAGGTATGGAGGAAAAGGTACAAGGATGATTTTAACCTAGATTCCACAGACCAGCTGAAGAAAGTTCTATTTACTGATTTAAAGATTACCCCTCCAGCTTATACTGACAAAGGCAATCCCTCTGTTAATAAAGATAATCTGAATCTTATTGATTCACCTATAGTAGAACCGTTAATTAAATTAAGACAGCTGAAAAAACTGAATAATACTTATCTGAAGAACATCATGGAGGAAACAGTTAATGGGTATATTCATCCCTCTTTTAATCTTCACACTGTGCAGACATTTAGAAGTTCCTGTGATAGACCTAATTTTCAAAACATGCCTATTCGTGACCCATTCATGGGAAAGATTATCAGGACAGCTTTCATACCTAGGGAAAATAGTATCATAGGAGGACTAGACTATGCAGGGATAGAGTTGTCAATGGCTGGATGTAATAGCAAAGACCCTCTATTGATTAAGGATTATATTACAATACACAAGACTCAAGCAGCTAGATGTTTTGCATTGAAGGAGAAGCAAGTAACAAAGGATATCAGGTACTACGGAAAGAATGGATTTGTGTTCCCACAACTCTATGGGAGTTGGAATGTGCCGATAGCAGAAAACCTATTGAGGATAACTAAAGGGATGCAGACCGTAGATAACTTAGACCTATATGAACACCTAGAGGCTAAAGGAATCTCCCACCCAGAGATATTTCAAGACCATATAGAAAATGTAGAAACTAGATTTTGGGAAACTTATTCAGTACATAAGAAATGGCAGGAGGGTTGGATATCTAACTACTACAAAAAGGGGTACATAGAGATGTTGACAGGGTTTAGATGTAAAGGCATATTGTCAAAGAACCAACTATTTAATTATGCTAATCAGGGAATAGCTTTCCATTGCCTCCTATGGAGTATAATACAAATGAATAAGTGGCTAAAGAAGTATAAGATGAAAAGTAAATTGATTTGGAACATCCACGATGACATGGGGCTTGATATTCACAACACAGAAAAAGAGGACGTACTGCAAAAAGCAAAGGAGATAATGTGTATAGAGATTAAGAAAGCATGGAAGTGGATTATTACTCCGTTGGAGATAGAGGCTGAATTTTCTAACAAGAATTGGTATGAAAAGGAGAAAGTGAAGATATGAGTGTTCGTATGGCTAAAATGATATTTGTACAGTGCGATGGAGATGATGGTGTTCCTTATGAATTAATGGAGGGAAATTAATGAGTTTACATATTCAATACAGACCTGATACGTTGGAGGAAATAGTAGGGAACAAGTCTACAGTGAAAGCCCTTACTGCCATATTAGAAAGAGATAGGGAGGACATTCCACATACTTTCCTCTTTCATGGTGCTTCAGGCTGTGGTAAAACTACGTTTGCTAGAATCATTGCTAATCATCTAGGATGTACTGGGGCTGACTTCGTAGAGATAAATGCAGGGAACAACAGAGGGATAGAAACTGCAAGAACCATTTTAAAGACGATCAACTACAAACCTTTAAGTAGAGGGGTAAAAGTAATATTGTTAGATGAAGTACATGCTACAACTAAAGACTTCCAAAACGCATTAATCAAACCGTTGGAGGATACACCAGAACATGTTTACTTTATCTTATGCACTACCAATCCCTCTAAGCTGTTGAAGACAGTTATAAATAGATGTACTTCTTTTGAAGTTAAGAAACTGTCTGTTACCCTCCTTTCAGAATTAATAGAGGGGGTACTGAATGAAGAAGATAAAGAAGTAGAAGAAGAGATGATAGAACTGATGGCTACCAAGGCTGATGGATGTCCCAGACAGGTTTTAGTCCTCCTTGACCAAGTGATAGATTTGAAACCTAAAGAACAGAAGAGGGCTGTACAGGCATTTGTCACAGAGGAAGAAAAGATAATAGACCTTTGTAGATTGTTGTTGAATAAGAATAGTAAATGGGATAAGGTAGCTAAGATATTAAAAGGATTGAAGGAAGACCCAGAGGGTATCAGGTGGGCACTCCTTACCTATATGAACAAGGTACTGCTAGACAAAGAGAATACACAAGCCTCCATCGTCATTAGTTATTTTGAGGAACCATTCTTCAATTCAGGAAACGCTGGACTTACTCTAGCATGTCTAAAATGTTTAGAAAAATAATTCAAAAATCAGCTGATTATTCTAATACTGTAGTAGGAAAGGTATACATTTAATTAAGGAGGGAATGATGGCAAAGAGTAGTGGGTACGAAAAAGACATATTGATTGACAAGAACAATTTAAGTGAACAGTGGGAGAAGCAAGCTGGTCTTTATCTATACTATGCATTGAAATTGGTAAAAGCAGAAAAGGACAGAAACAATGCGAAGGAGGAAGTAGAAGTTACCAAAGCTAGAGTAGATAAAACTATTAGAAAAACTCCAAAAGACTATGGATATGAAAAGGTGACAGAGGCTATTGTTACAAATACTATCTTATTGGATGATGACTACAAGGAGGCTAATAATACCTACATAGAAGAATGTTATGAAGTAGGAATATTACAAGCAGTAGTGAGGGCTTTCGATCACAAGAAGAAAGCATTAGAAAACTTAGTAACTTTACACATGGGAGGATATAACGCAGAACCTAGAAACAAAACAAGGAGGAGTACATGAATGACAAAATATTTTATATATGTGTATATGCATTTACATTTGGGGCTGTACTCGTAATACTTCCCTCCACATGTAGATTCATAATTCAAACCTATTTTAAAGAAAGGAAGAAACATGACTAAGAAAAATACAAGTTTTGCAGATCGTCAAAGAAGGAGAAGTGAGCAGGGAGATGCAACTGGTGGACAAAGAAAGTCTGCTTTAAATTTCGACAAACTGAAAAAGGATAATGGACTAGACGAGATTGAATTTTACAAACCTAAGAAGACTAAAGGTAAAGAGAGAAACAGGATTGATATCCTCCCTTGGTTAATATCTGAAGAATGGTATCATAATCTAAGGGAAGTCAAAGGAATCAACTGTGACGTAGAGGTAGGCGAGCCTGAAGGTGCTTTGATTATTCCTGTACATTATGATGTAGGTATAGGAGGGGATACTGTTCTTTGCTTATCTAATGCCTTTGGAGGGAAGTGTGTTATCTGTGATAAAATGTTTGATCTAATGGATAATGATAAAATTAAGCATGAGAAGCAGATTAATAAACTAAGGGCTAAGTGGAGATGTTTCTACAGTGTGTTCGATCATGAGGACGAAGAATACGAAGGAATCAAATTATGGGATATGAGTTTCCATAACTTTGAAAAGCATGTTAGGAGGGAAAGTAGGGATAGTGATGAGGGAAGTGTTCCTTATGCTAGTCTAGACGTAGGTAAGATCATCTCCTTTAAGGGGATAGAGGATAGCATGGGTAAGATTAAATTCATTAAAGCTGAGTCTATAGAATTTGAAGACAGGGATGATGAGTATGACGAAGACGTAATGGAGAGTACCTTTAAACTAGATGCTGCTTTGATTATCCCTACACCTGAAGCTGTCAAGAAGATGTTCTACCATGAAGAAGAACCAGAAGAAGGGGAAGACGTAGAGGAAGAAGAAGTGGATGAAGAAGAAGCCCCTAAGAAGGAAAAGAAGAAGAAAGATGAACTTCCTGAAGAATTTGAGGAAGAAGAGGAAGACGATGATGAAGAAGACGATGATGAAGAAGACGATGATGAAGAAGACGATGATGGAGATGATGAAGAAGTAACAGAGTGTCCAGAAGATCATGAGTTCGGTAAAGACTACGACAAAGAGGAAGACTGCGAAGATTGCGATCAGAAAGTTTACGATGCCTGTGAGAAGGCAAAGAAAGCTATGAAGAAGTCTAAGAAGAAAGCTAATAAGTTTGCGAAGGAGACTAAGGAGAAGAAGGGTAAAAAGAAAAAATCATTTGCAAGGAAATAAATTAAAATGAATAAACAAACTATTACTACACAACAAGCCGTTGATGAATACCGTAAGGCAGGGCTTGGAGATATATCTATCCAAACCATAAAAGTCTGGTTGTATAAAAAGATTATAGTAGGTAGAAAGATAGCTGGAAGGTGGCACATTGACAGGAATAAATTTATAGCATTTTTAAAGGTGGAGGATGGGCAATGAAAAAATCTTTTAAACGGTCTAGATCAACAACGGTAAGTGAAGTAGAGAATAGGGAACGAAAGGAGGGTAAGGCAGACAGGGTAGAGTTCCTGTCTACTGGTTCTACATTACTAAATCTTGCTGCTAGTGGCAAAGCTAGAAAAGGTGGATGGGCAAGGGGGAGGATTATTAATCTAGTGGGGGACGGTAGCTCTGGTAAGACCCTCCTTGCTCTTGAAGCCTGTGCTCAAGCTTTCTACAATATTCAAAAGAGAAAGAGTAAGTTGTATCCCAAAGTAAAGAAGGTGACTATTGTATACAACAACAAAGAGGGGGTAATGGATTTCCCCATAGAAGAAATGTATGGAGAGAAGTTTGTTGAAGGGTTAGAGTGGATATCGTCTACTACTTGTGAAGAATTTGGTAGAGACTATCAAAGGAGGGTTAAGAATTTAAAAGAAGGGGAGTTCCTGTTGTATGTAGTTGATTCCCTCGACTCCCTTGATTCCAGTGCAGGGTTAAAGCGTGTTGAAAAGAGTATAAAGACTAACAATGACATTGAGGGAAATTATGGAATGGAGAAGGCTAAGTACTTCTCTAATGCTTTCTTTAGTCACTTGTGTAGTTCTATGAAAGATAAAGATGCTACCCTGATATGTATTAGTCAAGTGAGGGATAATATTAATGCTGGGTTGTTTGGAGAGAAGCATAGAAGGGTGGGAGGTAAAGCCTTAGACTTTTACACTCATCAAGTATGTTGGTTGGCTAGGAGACATAAACTAAAGAAGACAGTTAAGAAACAGGAAAGGGTTTATGGAGTAACACTTAAAGCAATGTTCAAGAGGAACAAGACTGCCAAGCCTTTTAGGGATGCTGAGTTTGATATTCTCTTTGACTATGGAATAGATGACATGGGAAGTATAGTCAAATATAGAGGGTGGGAGGAAGAAGAACTAAAAGTCATGGAAGCTGACCCTGAACACTATAAAGAAGTAGTTGATAAGATAGAGGAAGATTGGCAAGACATAGAGAAAGCAATTAAACCTGATAGGATAGGGAGGTTTGAGTGATCTATATTGGAATTGACAATGGGGTGACTGGGAGTATAGGAATAATAAATGATAGAGAAGCTTACTTCTTTAAAACTCCATGCTTCAAAGAACAAAACTATACTAAAGTAAAAGGAAACATCTCTAGGATAGATCATCATAGATTAGGAGAATTATTAACAGATCGTATATATCAGTATGCTAAAGTATATCTAGAAAGACCAATGGTAAATCCTATGAGATTCAAAGCAACTGTTAGTGCATTGAGGGCTTTGGAATCTACTTTGATAGTGGTGGAGACTTTAAAAATTCCTCATGAATATGTTGACTCAAAGGAATGGCAGAAGGAGTTGTTACCTAAAGGAGTGAAGGGATCACCTGAGTTGAAGAAAGCCTCCCTTGATATAGGATGTAGATTGTTCCCTAAGTTGAAAGAAGAAATAGTGAATCATGGAGATGCAGATGGATTGTTAATAGCTGAATATCTAAGAAGGCAGAATAGATGATTAACTCCCTGACTATACAAAACTTTCAGAGTCATAAGAAAACTGAACTGGTCTTTGATAACGGTATTAATATTATCATTGGTCAATCAGATTCAGGGAAGTCTGCCATTCTTAGAGCCTTGAACTGGGTGATTAATAATAAACCTAGTGGAGAAGCTTT